GGTAAAAGTTTAGGTTTTCATGGAAAATATGGTATTCTAAGTTTATATAATTTGTAGGGAGAATAAATGAAAATTTTTATTACTGGTATTGAAGGATTCTTGGGCAGACATCTTGCAGACAGGATGTTGGAATTAGGACATGAAGTTTCTGGTAATGATACACTAATCGGTGGTTATCTAGTTAATGTTCCTAAGGAAGCAACATTTTATGAAATCGATTGTTGTGATCTTGATTCAATGGCAAGAGCAATCGAAGGCAGTGATGTAGTAATTCATGCAGCTGCAACGGCTCATGAAGGTCTTTCTGTATTCAGTCCAAGTTTCATAACAAAGAATATATTTGAAGCTTCTGTTGCAACTATTTCTGCTGCAATACAGAATAAAGTAAAGAGATTCGTCTATTGTTCTTCAATGGCAAGATATGGTGATATAACCATTCCTTTCCATGAATATGATATTCCCAAGCCAAACGATCCTTATGGTGTCGCCAAACTTGCTGGAGAGGAAGTTCTAAAGTTACTTTGTGACACACATGATATGGAATGGAATGTTGCTGTTCCACATAACATTGTTGGTGCTCGTCAACGATATGATGATCCTTTCCGCAATGTTATGAGTATTATGATTAATCGTAATCTACAAGGAAAACCTTCCATCATCTATGGTGATGGTCTACAGACTCGTTGTTTTTCTCATGTCGATGATTGTGTCTTTTGTCTGGAAAAGTTAGCACTTGATCCCAATATTGTCGGTGAAGTTGTCAATATTGGTCCTGATGAAGGCACTATTACTATCAAGGAACTGGCAGAAATTGTTGCAGAAGAACTTAATTTTAATGAACCTCCAATTTTCCTACCAGATCGTCCAAGAGAAGTTAAACACGCTTCATGTTCGGCTTTAAAAGCAATTGATCTTCTTGATTATAACCAGACTGTTGATGTTCGCCGTTGTGTTCGGGAAACCATTGAATATATCAAAGAACATGGTGTAAAAGAATTTGATTATTCATATCCACTTGAGATTGTAACAGAAAATACACCGGCCACTTGGAAAGATAGATTGATGTGATGATTAAAATCTTTGTTCATGCTACAGATATTACTGGTGATATTGACATTACACTAGAACAAATTGAATTATTGAATTCGACAGGACTTCTTGATGTATCTGAAGTTGTTCTTTGTTCACATTATAATGAAAAGAATTTTACTGATTTGATTAAATATTTAAGTTATCACAATCCAAATCATAATTTCAGACATTTTGATGAATGTTACAAAGATTGGTATGAATATACTACTTGTTTGGAACTCCAAAAAGAATGTAATGAATCTACAGAAGAGTTCTATGCATTATATCTACATAACAAGGGTTCATTTACACAAACAGTTGGCAACTACAACTGGAGAAAGTATATGGAGTACTTCTGTATTGAAAAGTGGAAAGAATGTGTTGAAAAACTGGATAGAGGATATGAATTGGTTGGTGCTGCATATCTAGATAATGCACAAGAAGATGAGAATGCACATTACTTTGCAGGTAACTTCTTCTGGGCTAGAAGTTCATACATTAAACGATGTTATCAACTTAAATCTCCTCTAGAAGTTGATTTTCAGCCACAAATGCCAAATCAACCGCATTTGAGATATGATTTGGAACCATGGCACGCTAGTGGTAATCCTAAATGGTTTGAAATGCATCCTGGACCACATCAAAGATGGTATAAGTCGCCAGAAACATATAGAGAAGATTCCAAAGATCGTTGGGTATACAATACCAAATGATATAAATACACTTATAAACAACCATAGTGTGTTGTAACTAATAAGGTAAATCAATGAAATCATTTTTATTCTTCCTTACGGAAGCAGAAGAATCTAAACTTAAACACATACATCACGCTGAAGATAGACCTTTATTACACGGTTCAGAAGGATTCAACCATGCACATAAAGCTTTATTACAAACTCACGAACATATCAAGTCTGGTGGAAATAGTTCACATCTTACAATGAAGTATGATGGTTCACCATCTATTGTTTTTGGCCATCATCCTGAAACCGGTAAATTCTTTGTTGCATCCAAATCAGCATTTAATGTTAATCCAAAAATTAATTATAATCACGAAGATATAAAGAAAAATCATGGTCATGCTCCCGGTTTGGTTGAAAAATTACATGCAGCCCTAAATCACTTACCTAAAGTTGCACCAAAAACTGGTGTATATCAGGGTGATATGATGTACACTGATGGTGATAAGAAAGAAACTAAAAAAGGAGTTTCATTTACACCCAACACTATCACATATACTGCTAAGGGTGAAAAGGGAGATAGAATTCGTCGTTCTAAGATGGGTGTTGTTGTGCATACACAATATCATGGTAAAGATTTGCAATCAATGAAATCTGACCCACATCCAGATGTTCATAATTTTGGCCAGCATCCTGATGTTTGGCAACAATCTGCTGAACATGATACAAGAAATATTCATTATTCTGAAAAAGACCAACAAGAATTCCATAATCATTTAAGTGCAGCTAAAGAGATACATGATAACAATCCAAAAATGTATCATTTCACTTCACCACACCACGGTGATGCAAATCATTTGGCAACATATATAAATCAAACAGTTAGAACTGGGGAAACTCCTTCGGCTGAAGGATTAAAGAAACACATTGAAGAGAAATATAAAAAACTTTCAAGCAAATTGAAAACTCCAGCTGCTGTTGGTAGAAAGACCGCTGAAGCAAAAACTCATACCGACCATATCGAACAGCATAAAGAACATTATGATAATCTATTGAAAATGCATCACCACTTGCAACAATCAAAGAATATTTTGGTTAAAAATTTGGAACAACATGAAGGTGGTCTAGAACATCATATTGACGGAAAAAGAACCGGACCGGAAGGTTTTGTTGTTAATCATGCTGGTGAACCAACTAAATTGGTTAATCGTGAAGAATTCGCTAGAGCAAATCTTTTAAAAGTCAGAAAATGAAAAAATTCCTAGAATTAGTAGAAGAACAAGAACAAACCAAGAAACCAGTTGTTATGGCTTTTGGTCGTATGAATCCTCCAACTACCGGACATCTAAAATTAATTGATAAGGTTCGTTCACTGGCTGATAAAATGGGTGCAAAACATACCGTTGTTGTTTCACATTCACAGGACAGTAAAAAGAATCCTTTGTCCGGTGATCAGAAAGTTAAACATTTGGGAAGATATTCACCTGGTACACATTTTCAATCATCTTCAAAGGAATCACCTACCATTTTACACCATGCGGCCAAATTACACGCAGCTGGACATGACCATCTTGTTGTAGTTGGTGGTTCAGACCGTGTAAAAGAAATGCACGACCTCTTGCATCGTTATAATGGAGTGGAAGGTAAACATGGATACTTTAATTTCAAGAAAATAGAAGTAAAATCTGCTGGCCACCGTGATCCTGATGCTGAAGGTGCCGAAGGCATGTCTGGCACTAAAATGAGAGAACATTCAAAGAATAGAGATTTTTCTTCGTTCAGACAAGGTGTTCCTTCTCATGTATCTGATGAACACGCAAAAGAATTGATGAAAGATGTTCGTAAAGGAATGGGTCTTAATGAACAAGTTGACCGCGGCATCTACAAAGCAATATTTGTGACTGGTGGGCCAGGTTCAGGTAAAGATATTATTATTCGTGAATGTATTGCTGAATCCAAATCAGTGGAACTTAATTATACACAAGTAAAATCTTTACTTGAAGGTCGTGACCAAAAGAACATTTTGCGTAACAGAACACCACTTGTTATTAATGGACCTGCTGATGATTTTACAAGTATTTCAAATATAAAGGAAAATTTGGAATGTTTGGGTTATTCTACTATGATGGTATTTGTTGATACTTCTAATAAAGCTTCACAGGAAAGAAATTCTAAACTGTCTCGTATGATGGTTGAGTCGGTTAGATTTGATAAATGGGAAAAGTCGCAATCAAATAAAAACTTATTTGGTGATATATTCGATACATTTATTCATTTTGACAATAATCGTTCAATGGAAGATATTGAAGAAGATATTACATTATCATATGAAACAATAAACAATTTTATTGATTCCAAACCATACAAGAATACTTTAACAAAGGAATCATTAATTAAAAAACTGAAATACAAGGCTGATGGTCCTGATGATATCACACCAGATAATCGTGCAAGTGAACCTGTTGATGATATTAAATACGATGCACCTAAGAAGAGAAGTACATATACTTTTAAAACTTATAGTGAAGCAAATCAACCAACTATCTCTGTTAGACCAGAACTGAAAGAACCAAACTTTACAAAAGATAAAGAAACCACTAAAAAAAAGAAATGGTTAAATAGTCCAACGGTTAATCAAAGGATGAGAAATGTTACTACCATTGGACAAGAATTTGATACGAGACAACAGGGTACTGTATATCCAATGTCCGGTCTTGGTGATGTCACATATAGGGAACAAAAAGAATTCAGTTCTTTTAGAAAAGAAGCTATTGATGATCCCGGAGCAGTAGATATGGGTGTCGGTGGAACTTTAGGTGGCGCATCCAATAAAGAGCCTATGCAATCATACAAAGATCAAGAAAGAAACATTGGAATAACAATTAAAAAGAAAAAGGTAAAAACAAATGTTTGAAAATAATTTTACAAAAAAGGATTCTGTTGCTGAAGCTATCGAAAAGATTATTGAGACAAAAAATGATGATAGTGATGTTCCTTGGAAATCTGGTATTGGTATTGAAAGAACGCATAAACCAAGAACCCCTGAACAAGGTATGTCGGTTGCACACAATCTTGCTGGTAAAGGATTAAAGAAAGCAAAATCTATGGACAAAGATGATGTTCCTTGGAAATCTGGTATTGGAATAGAAAGGGATCACAAACCAAGAACACCTGAACAAAGTATGTCTGTTGCTCATAATCTAGCAGGAAAAGGTTTAAAGAAAGCTAAATCTATGTCTAAAGAAGGTTTTTCTTTCAAAGACCAACTTATTGAAAATCATAAATCAAAACAATTTGAAATTGAATTAATTGATGAAAAGGAAATGTCTCCTGCACAATCAAAGAAGAAAGAAGAAATCGTTCTTTCTATGAAGGATAGAGAAAAAGAATTCAAGGCTAAGTACGGCAAGCGTTGGAAGGAAGTAATGTACGCTACTGCTACTAAGATGGCCATGAAAGAAGAAACTCTTGATGAAAAGTGGGATGATGACGATGAAGATGCTGATGTAAAACGTGCGGATGCAGAATTGAAGAGAATGAAGGCAAAGCCAATTCATGCAGACAAGAAAACTGATCCAGATAAGGAAATTGGTAAACTCGCAAAGAAGACTCCAAAGGAAGTTGATGAAGCAGTAAGTGCAAAGAGTGCTATTGACGACATACAG